GTCCGAAACGGACCCCAGAGATTGGTATGCTCGTCTCAAAGGAGCACTGATCAATGGTGATGATAATGGATTTGCATGTAGAAGAAGCGTATATGATACCTTCGCTAAGCATGCAGGAGCATGTGGACTTGAGATGTCCGTCGGAAAGGCCTATTGGCATCCGATCATTTTCAATATAAACTCGACTTGTTTCCATTATAATCTAGTGGATCCGACAGCTACACCCAAGTGTGTGCCGTATCTGAATACTGGCCTCTTTTTTGGAAAAGGGAAAGTACAAGGTAAAACCGATGAAGACTTAAATCCTCGACTCATGACATCCGTCGTGAACGAGGTGGTCAATGGGGCTAAACCAGGCAAACAATGTGACATACTGAAGCAGTACATATCACTTCATTCAGCCGAAATTGCTGATGAATGCCGTGGAAGAAATCTATTCATTCCTATCGAACTCGGTGGGATGGGTGTCGATTTACCCCTAGGATGGATTAATAATATAACCATCGCCCAGCAGTGCCTAGCTGGGAAGATCATGACAATGGACCCTAATCTGTGGCAGATAGGGTCAGGACCCCTTCCTTCGTACGAAGTAGAAGAAAGACCGCCACCGGAGGAAGCTCCATGGTTGGCCGTTGTCGTCGAGAAGTTACCTTATAAGGGTGTCGGAGCTGGTATCAAACGCTCTACGACTAAAAAGGGTTTCTTCTATTCATCTGGATACCATTTCAGACCACTTGGACGTTCCAAGTGCCTTATCAGGACTGTTCAATGTGACAGTCGTCGTCCCCATACAGAGCCTGTTCCCTACAAGGTCTCTAAGTTGGAGGAGGACTTCATCTGTTCTTTTGTTCAGATGACAGCTGATAGTGTCTATACCCTTGAGGAGCTTGCCAAAGTGGCCGCGACTCATTTGGGACGCTTTGTAGTTCAACATCGCGATCGTGATTGCTCGCTTGACGAGGATCTCTCCGTTTGGGGACGCCTAGGTGGCTCCTGCAGATTGGATATAGAGATCGATCACGAAGTAGACACTCTTCTTACTGCCCTGGCTTGGGTCAGTCAGTAAGGGGGAGACACTTGTCTTGACGGAGCAGTTTGTAGCTCAACAGACATTAAAGACAACGAAAATCATGACAGCGAAGGCTAGTGGTGGATATCAGGTCTACTGACAATTAAATACCCAAAACGATAAACCATGGATCGTACCAAGAGAGATGTAACTCAGATCTCGGATGTGTCTAACGACGGCACGGGTAACCGGAGAAGGATGGCGTTGCGCCTTATCCACATAATGAAGGAAGTAATACTTCTGCTTTCAGCCCAGATAAGCTAGGGCTCATATGTTAATCTCTTATAGATAATACTATATAACGGTAGTAGTAGACGAACCGTCTCTGGTAGTGCATCCAGGGCCTGATAATAAAATGCAAGCATCAAATAAATCAAACCGTGGAGCGTCACGACAGAACGCAAACAACAAGAAACGTCAAGCCAAAGTAAGCTTGAAAAAGAATGGTAGTTCTTTTGGTAAACCCCAGGCCGCAGCCGTTGCCAAGAGTTCTAAGTTCAGGAATAAGAATCCGGTTATAAGATTCGAACGGGATGGATCCTCTTGTAGGATTAATCATACCGAACGAATTGGGACCCTTCTTGGTTCTGTGAGCTTCGCTGTTAACAGCTATGCCATTAATCCAGGACTTCCTGCCTCATTTCCCTTTTTGAGTGGAATCGCCAATCGATTTGAATCATACCGATTTGAAAAGCTTAGGTTCCATTTCAAGACAAAGACAGCTACCTCTGCTGTAGGTGATGTGATCCAGGTTATAGACTATGATGCCTCCGATGGAGCTCCAGAATCGTCTATTCAAGCCGAAGCATACCAAGGTGCGATATCCTCTGCACCCTGGCAAGATACCATTAATGATTCGACTAAGTCTAACCTTCACAAGTTCCCCTCCCGATATGTTCGAGGTGAAGCTATC